AGCGAGAACATCCAGTAGTAGACGAGCTCTGCTGTGATGGTCTCGCGCGAGGGGGAGCCCTTGGTGTCTGAGAACCAAGTAGCGGTCATTCGGGCGTTGATGTAGTCGTTCACCGCTTCGAGATTCTCTTGTGAGAGCCTCAGGTAAACGTCTGCAGGAACGTCCGGGGTAAGCGTCATGCATTGGATGTAGCCGATGACCTCAAGGTTGGTTTTCTCGTCGCGCCCGAGGAACGGCTTCTCAAAAGTTGACTCCCATTTTGACAGGGAGACCAGAGAATGCTCAAGCTCCAAGACGAAGTCGTCTGAGGTGAGGAACTCTTCGGTTGCTTCATCGAAGAGTTCGACCCCTGGAACAGTAATAGTGAGCATTCTCTGGCCTCCTTGTCTAGATCAGACCTACGCGGTCCGGACGAACGACCAGTCGTCGTCGGCGTTGACGGTGAACTTGTAGCCGGCGGCCGGGGTGGCCTTGATGACCAGCGAAGCACCGGTGGTGCCGGCGATGGTCGTGGTACCCGTGACGATCGCGTTGGTGTCGGCCCGGCGGTAGACGACGCCCGTGACGACCGGGATGGTGATGACACCAGTGGTCGAGACGAAGGTCGGGGACACCGGGGTGACGGCGGTCAGGGCACCGGCGAACATGCCGATGACCTCGTCCGGCAGGGGCAGACGCGGGCTGGTACCAGCGGTCCCGTACAGGGCGTCCTCCAGAGCCTGGAGGTTGGCCAGCGTCACCTTGGTGCTGTCGATCGTGAGGAGCGCGGAGTTCTTCAGACCCGTGACGGCCACACCGGTGGTCGTGAAGGCCCAGGAGAACGCGAGCGCCTCGGGGGTGTCGTTGACGGTGGCGTACGCCTTCTCCGACGGAGCCGCGGTGGCGCCGTAGATCAGGTGCAGCTTGTAGCCGTAGTCACCCGACAGCACGTCGTTGCCGAGCTTCGTCCGGTACGAGAGACCGAACGACTTGCGAGCCTGCTGGGCGACGCTGACGCCGACCTGCGGGGTGGCAGTACCGTCGCACTGGCCGAACTCCGGAGGGTACGTGTACGCCTCGATGGTTCCGCCCAGCTCCTCGACAGAGACGAGGTTGAGGTACTTGATGTTGTCGGCGTAGATCGGAGTCGCCTCCGCGCCGGTCGGGCTCTCGGTGACGGTCGTCAGACCGTTCCACGCGTAGCCGTTGTCGTACACCCCACCGTTGGGGATGTAGAGGACGCCCTTGTCGACACCGGTCTCGTAGAGACGCTCACCGACCTGGTCCCACTTGAGTGCAGTCATTGCTGTGTTCTCCTTAGAAGAAGAGGTTGAAGACGTCGTGGTTGAGGTTGTCCGCCGTGTAGAACCTGTTGAAGAGACACATCGGCAGTTGTGCGACCTTTTCAGGGATCGCGCTGTCAGGGTCCCGGTCCATGACAGTCACCTGGTACCGGACATGCCGGTTGTAGGGGTTGTCATTTGCGAACTCGGTCCTCGACAGGTCACGCTTGTAGACGATGCATGGATAGGCAAGCGTCATGCCGTTCGGGGGCTGGAAATACACGTTGGGTGTACCCAGGATCTCCTCAAGCAGGTCCTGCAGTTGCAGCCGTGGGGCCATTGTACACTCCTCCCAACCGCAGGAGCAGGCGGGGGCTCTCTACTTGGACGTCTGAGACAGTCCAGAGAGCCCCCGCCCACTCGATGTAGCGGATGGCGAAGAAATGGTTCATGGCGTACGCATCTGCAACGATGCTGATCGAGTTGTTCACGGTGAGGTCGTTGTTGAGGTACTCGCCCTCCGACAACTTGCGCGTGTTCTTGACCACATCTCCGAAATATGAGATCTCGGTGATCTGATCGGTCCACACACCAGGAGCCGTTTGAACGGACTCCCCGTACCCGATCTTGCCTGAGAACTTCGCCATCAGAACGCCGCCGGCTTAGGCGTTGCGCACGAAGACGAACTCGTCCGCCGCGTTGGTGGAGAAGTAGTAGCCCGAGGCCGGGACGGCCAGGACCGTGAACGTGGCGCCGGCCGCGAGAGCCGTCTGCGCACCCGCGGTGAGGGTGGCGTTGTTCGCCTTGTTCTTGTACACGACGCCGGTCGTGGTCGGGATCGTCATGACACCGGTGACGGCGTTGAAGCCGGGCTCCACCGGGGTCGCCAGGACGTTGGTACCGACCGTGGTGCGGACGACCAGCGCGGACTTGATCTTCGTGAGCGCGCCCGAGAGGCGGGTCTCGATCAGGTACTTGAGCTGGTTGTAGTCGATGTCGAAGTCGTCGAACATGCTGACCTCGCCACCCTTGTCCGCGCCGACGACGTAGTCCTGGAGGTTGACGACGATGCCGACCAGGTCGGGCACGTCCTCCATGACCTCGACCGAGATGATCGAGCCGACACGCAGCTCCTGCGCCACCTCGTCGAGGTTCCGGTAGATCCGGCGACCGAGGGTGTCACGCGCCGTGAGGAACTTGGCGATGATGGTCTCGGTGGTGTAGAAGTTGGGCGTGCCGGAGCCCTTGTAGAACTTGCGGGCCTTGGTGAGCTCGTCCACGACCTCGACGATCGAGGAGTTGGCGTCGCCCAGGTTGACCAGGACCGTGGTCGCGTAGAGCTCGTCCTCGGACGCGATCGGGCGGATGCCCACGCCGGAGACGGTGCCGTCCTGGACCTTGTCGGGGTCGTCCGAAGCGCGACCGTCGCCGATGAGGATCGCGCGAGCGACCTCCTCCTCGAGCATGAGGCGCATCTCGCCCTTCATCCACGCGACCACGTCGAGGTCGACGATGTCGATGACGTCGTCGCGGTCCAGCTTCTGCTTCTTGTAGATGGTGGTGGGCGTGGTCACGCGCTTGAGGAGACCGAAGAACTCCTCCTTCTTGAGCGTGCCCTTGATGTAGCCCTTGGCGCGCGCGTCGTCGTGCGTGATGTCCGCCGACACGGTCTTGATGCGGGCGAACGGGCTGTGGCGCGTGCCCGAGAGGACGCCGGCCACCCACTCGGTCTGACGCTTGTTCCACTCCGGGGTGTTGGAGAGGGTCTTCGCGTCCGGGAAGAGCAGGTCGATGCTGTTGATGCCGTGCGCGAGGGCGTAGTCCTCGACAGCGGCCTTGAGGGAGCCACCCTTGACGGCCATGGAGACGATCTCCTGGACGTCGGAGTGCGAGAGCACGTGCTCGGGCTTGACGGCGCCGGCACCGTTCTGCTCGAAGGCGTTGTGGGTCATGTCTTCGGTTCCTTCCTGGTGCTCGAGGGTACCCTCGTCGCTGTTGTTGGGGTCGTCGCTGTGCTGCACGGCCTCAAGGGCCGAGCCGATCATGTAGTGCACGAGATCCTGCTGCTCGGGCGACAGGGTGTCGTAGATCTCCTGCATGGTGGGGTCGCCTTCGGCGTGCTCCACGACAGGCTCAGCGGCGGGGACCTCGGGGACCACAGGGGTCTCCGGCTTGTCCTCGTGCTCGAGGGTGAGACCGGTGTAGATGATGACCTCGTCGGTCAGGTCCGTGTAGGACCCGTCGGCGTGGGCGATGCTGACGTTGTCGATCAGCGCACCGGGGTTGGCGCCGGACAGGACGAGGCTGACCTCACGAATCGCTCCGTGGAGGACGTTCTTCGCCTGCTCGACGAGCCGGTTTGCGTAGATCGACAGCGCCGTGATGTCCCCGTGCTCGACGAGGGCCTTGGCCTGCTGTGCCTGCTCGGTCGCGTTGAAGAAACCGTAGCAGTAGACCCCGTCCGCGCGGTTCTCGAGAACTGCGTGACCGAGGACGTTCGCGGGCTCGTTGTGACCGTGCTGCCAGACGAGCGGAACCTTGATGCCGTCCTGTGCCTTGAAGGCGTCGGGCATGATGGTTCGACCGTCGGAGCACTTGAGCCCAGCCTTGGTTGCGTAACCACTGAAGTCAGCTCCCATTTTGACTGTTCCCCTTCCCATTCTGTGACGACGGTGTGCCGTCTGCGTTCGGTTGTGTTTGATCTGCCGGTGTTGCTGGCGGAGCAGCCGGATTCTGTGCCGGCATGTTCGGGTTGCTGAGCTTGTCAGCGCCCTTGTCCTTCGACGGCTTGAAGCCGAGGACGGTTCGGAGCTCGTTCTTCGTGAGAACCTCGTTCCGGATGAACTTGTCCGCGATCTCCGCGATCTGAGCGATCGGAACCAGCTTGAAGGGATCGTGGAAGTACTTGATCGCCTGGTTCTGAGTGCGTCCGGTCTTGGTGAGGAAGGATCGAGACATAGCTTCCACGATTGCGTCCAGGATAGGGACGATGGTCCTGTTCATGTAGTTCAGCATGGTCGCCTCATCGGCGGTGCCGTTCATGACCTCTTCAGTCAGACCGAGCTGGATGTAGAGCTGCTTGGTCAGGTACTCGACCTGGGCCATCAGGTTGTTCTCTGCAGGCCGGTTGAGCTGAGTGATCTTCTCGGTGCCGTCGGTGTAGGCGATGCCGTACTTGCTTCCCTTGAGCTGGAACTCGATGTCCTTTGCTCGCTGCTCGGCCTGGGTCTTTCGAGCCTCAGACTTCACAACGTAGGGGAGCTGGATGATCAGATCGAGCTTGCCCGAACCGCTGGCCTCGTCGACCGCGTCCAGAAGGTTGAGCTTCCGGATCAGTCGCTGAAGAGTTGAGTTCGTCTCGTTCATGACCGAGTAGAGCGGGTTCTCGACGATGGCGACAGTCTTCTTCTCGAAGACCACCTCCTCGCGGATCCCCTTCTTCTCGTTGTAGACCTCGACCTTGACGTGCGCCGGGTACCACTGCGTGATCTTCCCGACTCGCATCGTCTTGACGTCGAACGACCCAGTCACTGTCGGGTTCGTCGTGGTGTCAATCGGAACGATCGCGATCACGCCGTTGTCGAAGAGCGACAGAGCCATGTCCTGACGGATCTGTCGTGGACCCTGGTCCAAGTTCGGCTCTACCGTGAGGCAGTAGTTGAGCCCGGTGTCAAGATCCTCGAGGTATCGCTCCTCGTCGTCGAGCCGGACGTGCTTGATAGCCACTCCGGAGACGTCGATGCTGAGCCTCGTGTAGATCGAGGAGATGATCGAGCGCTCGTTTGAGAACCTCATGCTTCCGCGCGAGGGCGGGCCTCCGTAGTTCACGATGCCGTGGGAGAAATCCTCGAGAGGCTGCTCCTGGT